CACAGTGAATCAGTAGAATATACAAAGTTGGTTAGACCACAAGTCAAAAAAATATAAAGTTAGGGGTGAATAAGTAAAGTTGGGACTTAACGGTTCCAACTTTTTTTATATCTAATAACTGAACATAGATATATATTTATAAAGAAAACGGATTTTATCTATGGCAGAGATACCAAAGTGGCCAGGTAGTGGTTCAGTAATTAGTGGTTCCACCCCATTTGGTTTTTACGATGAAGATTCTATATACCAAACCCAAGGCCCTCAAGTAGCTAGTTGGTGTGCAAAACGATTGGGATACCCAATTGTGGATGTAGAGTTACAGGATTTACAGTTTTACGCGTGTTTTGAGGAGGCAGTGACCGAGTATGGAGCACAAGTTCATCAATTTAATATTCGTCAGAATATGATGAAACTACAAGGTTCTCCGACAAGTTCTAACCTAAATAATACATTCATAGGAGGTGGTGAGATAAACAACTTGGTCACCCTCGCTCAAGACTACGGCAGTGAAGCAGGAGTTGGTGGTAATGTAGAATGGAGAAAGGGATATATTACCGTTGGTAGTGGTTCACAAACATACAACTTACTTAATCACCCATCATCATCATTAAGTGGGTCTGCGTCAACATTGGTAAATGACCAAAGTAACGTAGAGATTAAAAAAATATATCATAATGTAGACCCCGCCATCACACGATACTATGACCCATTCGCACTCACAGGAACAGGGTATAGAAACTTGATAGATGATTTTGGATTTGGTAGTTACTCACCAGCAGTAAACTTTGTAATGTATCCTATTTACGAAGATTTACTAAGGATACAGGCTATTGAGTTGAATGATTCGGTTAGACGAAGTGCATTTACGTTTAAGTTGATTGACAACAAACTAACTGTATTCCCAATACCACAGACTACGTTTAGAATTTACTTTGACTACATTGAAAAAGACGATAGAAGTAATATCGGTGCAAGGTCAAGTGGTGGTGTAGTCAGTGATTACAGTAATGTCCCATACAATAACTTAACCTACAATCAAATTAACGATGTGGGTAAACAATGGATTAGAAAATATACCCTTGCCACTGCAAAAGAAGTATTAGGTGCGATTAGAGAAAAGTATAGTTCAGTACCTATTCCCGGCTCTGAAGTTAGTTTAGATGGTGCCGCATTGAGAGCAGAAGCAGTATCTGAAAAAGAAGATTTAATTACACAATTACGAGAAAACTTAGAAGAAACCTCACGTAGACGACAGATGGAAATAGAAGAAGAGATTTCTGAAAAGATGAATAACCAATTAGGTCGTATTCCAATACCAATCTTTATAGGATAACGGATGGCGTTTGTAAAACAAAGAGACTTTGATTTATTCATATCTCTCAACAAAGAACTTATCAATGATTTTGTTGAGACACCTGTAATCATTTATAAATTAGACCAAGGACAAACTGAAACTAATTTATATGGAGAGAGTGTTGGTGGTAAATCATACCAAGTAGGTTTTCAGGTGAACACACTTATTGACCGAGCAGACCAAACAACTACATATGAATCATTTGGTTCAGATGTAACACAGACTATTCAGTTTAGATTCCTACGGACATTGTTAGAAGATGTTGGGTTAGTAATACAGGTTGGTGATGTTATAAACTTCAATGATGCGTTCTTTGAGGTTGATGGTATTATTGAGAATCAATTAGTTGCCGGGAATACAAATTTCTCTAACAGTATTATATGTGATGCTCATATGGTTAGACGAAGTAAGTTAAACATTGAGGAACTCTACTAATGATAGAACAGGGACTAAATCCAAAGGAAAGTAGAAACAGAGGGCTTGATAGAAGTAAGGTTGGTTCTAACTTTAAGACTAAGAATGTATCAATTGTTGATGTTGATACTGCGATACTATCATACCTTGAATCAAAAAACTTGATAGTTACTACTAATGGAATGGATAAACAAGTTCCTATTATATATGGTTCTCCTGAAAGATGGCAACAAGCAAGTAGAAATGGATACATCAAAGACCAAAAGGGTCAGATACAAAACCCACTTATCATCTTCAAAAGAAATTCACTTAGTAGACGTGATGACCTTGTAAACAGATTTAACAAAAATCAAAGAATACAATATACACAGACGCGGTATAGTAATAAAAACCGATTTGACAAGTTCTCACAACAAATAGATTTTAAACCAACACAAGAAATATATAAAGTTCGGGTTGGTGATTTTGTACAAATGGAATATGAGTTTATCATTTGGACAGACTTTATATCACATACAAATCAATTGATAGAACAGTTGAATTGGAATAGTGATGATTATTGGGGTGTTGATGATGGGCCTAAATTTAAGTCATCTATTGATTCATTTTCTACATCAAACGAATTGACTAATGGACAGGAACGATTGGTTAGGACTACTTTTAACCTTAGTGTAAAAGCATATTTACTACCTGAAATAAAAGATGACATTGATGACGAACAGGTAATAAAATCATATACTACACAAAAGACAGTATTATTTCAAGAAGTAGAAACTGAATTAACTAAAGTAACAAGTCAACAAGAACTTGATGAATTACTAAGAGAAGACAGGTCATTTACAGAATCCAACCAAATTGGAGCATTATTCCCGTTAGGTACATTCAGTAACAATGCTACTCAAGAAGCTAAAAACAATGAATTTGACCAAGTATTGGAATTTGTTTCATACTTTGATACCCGAACTGCAACTGTAACTTCAACCAATACCGCGGTATTTCAAAACACAACCACAAAAACACAACCATCAGTTGATTATTTATCATACGATGATGAAGATTTGTATCAAATATTTGTAAACGGTGTATTTGTACCATCAAATACGTGGACAGTCAATGATGATGGTACTGATATTACGTTTACTTTTAACACCACATTATTGGGGTATGAGTTAGACAGTAATGATGAAATACGTGGAATTGGTAAATTTGTAGATTCGTAATGAGTGATTATGGTTCAACATATGAAGAAATTGTACGTAAGATTACGAGTATAGACTCTCTTAAAAGTGTGACTAGGATTCCATCTGTTGGTGCTTTTGATAAGAATAGACCATTCCCTGAAGAAGCAAAACAAACAGAGATTGAACAGGGAAGTGAAAGTGCTGATGCAGTACAAACAAAGTTAGCTGTATATGTATCACCTACAACTGCTAAATTTGAGAACACAAACTTACGGACAAACGTAACAACATTCACTGAAGGGTCTGATGTCAATTTATTTATAAATGGTGTGGCAGTAGGAAAAGACAAATACAGTCTAAATTTTGAATCACCTGATTTAATTATTACATTTAATACTCAACTACTTGGTTTCATTATAGATAATAATGATGAAATCGCATTGACAGGAGTATTTACAAATTAAAATAAAAACACACAATGGCTAAACAAAAAAATATTACATTAACTCAAGAAGAAATTGAAACGTTTAAATCAGTTGCACAAGAACAACAACAAATCACTGTTGAATTGGGTAGACTAAGTATTACCGAAAAACAACTAGAAGAACAATACCGACAGAATACAGACCAAGTTGTCGGACAACGAGACCAATTGATTAACTTATATAATCAAAGTATTCAAAAACAACAAGACCATTCTAAAACATTGGTTGAGAAGTATGGTGAGGGTAGTTTAAATACCGATACTTGGGAATTTACACCTACAGAAAAATAATAAAATTAAAATCTTTTTAAAACGGATATATTTATATTTATATAAAAAGAATATTTGGAGAACTAAATGGCTGAAAAGTTTGTATCACCCGGCGTATTTACACGGGAAAATGACCTTTCGTTTTTACCACAAGGAATAGCAGAAATCGGAACAGCAGTAGTAGGGACTTTTTCAAAAGGCCCGGCATTCGTGCCTACTGTCGTTAGAAGTACCGAGGAGTTTAGACAAAAGTTCGGTGGGGAGAACGAAAAGTATTACGCATCATATGCAGTAAGAAACGTTTTACAGAACTCAAACACAGTAACCGTAGTACGAGTTGGGGAATTGGGTGGTTACTCTCACACAGGTCACGTATTGACTGTTGAGAATGGCTCTACTACTTCATCCGTAGTACTTGCACCATCTAACCAAGGAACTTCTATTGACGTTGGAACTTTTGAAACATCATCCGATGGTTCATTGGTACACTTGAGTGGTTCAGGTATTGGTATTGTAACTGCATCTTTCAACCCATCTAGTGAATCTTATTTTACAAAGGTATTTGGAACTAGTCCATTGGGAACACAGGGTGCGTATGTGTACTCTCACTTTGAGACTACTAACTCTGCTTCTTTCCAAACTGTTACTGATGGTGCTGGTGATGTAATCTCATCTGCATCTGTAAGTTTAGACTTTGATGGTGGAAGTAACGATGAACCCCTTGGTGGTTTTACTTCATATATTACATCACAGAATGTAAACGGAACAATCTATAATTTATTCAAATTTCACAGACTATCCACAGGTGAAGATACAAACAGAGATTACAAAATTTCTATTCAGAATGTAAAAAGACCAACTGAAACAGGTGGGACTTATGGTGTATTTGATGTATTAGTTAGAGAACTAGGTGATACTGATACCCGACCATCGGTTGTTGAAGTATTTAGTGGGTGTACATTAGACCCAAGTTCTGCTAATTATATAGCTAGAAAAATTGGTGATAGATACCTAACTGTCGCATCTGACGGAACAACTACTATCAATGGTTCATTTGACAATAAGTCATCATACATTAGAGTTGAAATGGACAGTAATTCAGACACACTACCAACAACGGTAGTTCCCGCAGGATTTAGAGGATACTTACAACCATTGACTACTAAAGTACCTACTCTACCATTATTAAGTGCAGGTGGGGATGTAACAGGGTCAACTAAGACTCACTTTGGTATTAACTTTGACAGTTCATTGGATTGGAAACATTATTTATCTCCAATTGATGATGCGGTTTATACATCAGAAGTATCAAGTTCTGACTTCAATTTACCAACAGATATGTTTGCTACTTCGGCGACATCATCTACTTTCCAATTCAACCGTAGATTTACGTTAGGTTTCCAAGGTGGTACTAACGCTGGAACTCCTAACAAACCAATCAATGTAGGAACAGGTGTAGTATCCGCTACTAACGTTGGTGGTATTGATTTAACAAACTCTACATCAAGTGGTAGTGTTGCGTTTATTAGAGCTCTAAACTCTATCTCTAATCCATTGGAATATGATTACAATGTATTGACTACGCCGGGTGTAACTCAAACATACGGTTCATCTGTAATCAGTAGAGCAAAAGAAATTATAGAAGACAGAAGTGATGCTTTCTATATTGCTGACTTGACTTGGATTAATGATACCAAAGACACAGCAGTAGAATATGCTGCACTATATGACACTTCTTATATGGGTACTTACTATCCGTGGGTGCAAGTGATTGACTCAACAACTAACAAACCATTGTTCGTACCCCCATCGGTGGTAATGAGTGGTGTGTATGCGTTTAACGATAGTATCGCTGCAGAATGGTTTGCACCTGCAGGTCTAAACCGTGGTGGTATTACTGAAGCAATCAACCTATACGAAAGATTGAAACGAGAAGATATGGATAAACTTTACAATGGTAAGGTAAACCCAATCGTATCATTCCCCGGCCAAGGTATTGTGGCTTACGGACAGAAAACACTACAAGTTAAATCATCTGCACTTGACCGAATCAATGTTCGTAGATTGTTGATTAACTTGAAGAAGTTTATTTCATCTACCTCACGGTTCTTAGTGTTTGAACAAAACACAAGTCAGACAAGAGATAGATTCCTAGGATTAGTTGAACCTTATTTAGATGAAGTACAACAAGAACAAGGACTATTTGCTTACCGAGTTGTGGTTGACGAAACAGTAAATACACCTGAAGTGATTGATAGAAACCAATTAGTTGGTAAAATATTCATTCAACCTGCACGTGCCGCAGAGTTCATTGTACTTGACTTCAATGTACTCCCAACAGGTGCTGAATTTCCACAATAATTTTTAAGACAACGATATTTATACTAAAAGAGGAATAGTTAATGGCAGTATTAGAAAGTCTAATATACAACGATTACGAACCAAAACTACAACATAGGTTTGTATTAGAAATAGATGGTATTGATTCGTACATTGTACAGTCAACACAAAGACCGTCTATTGAAAGCACTAGAAAAGAAATAGACTATATCAATACAAAACGATATGTTGCAGGTAAATACTCTTGGGCTACAATAGACGTTGTATTTAATGACCCCATAGTACCATCAGGAACACAAAAAGTAATTGAGTGGTTCAGACAACACCACGAGTTCAGTACAGGTGTAAGTGGATATAAGTCTGACTATAAACGACCTGTTACTCTTAAACTATTAGGCCCTGACGGGACTTTTGTGGAACGATGGAAGTTGGTTGGTGCGTTTATTCAATCTGCTAACTTTGGTGACTTGAACTATGGTTCTGATGACCTAGTAAATATCACTGCTACTATTTCATTTGATTACGCAAGTTTAGAATTTTAATAATAAAAACGTTATATGCTTACTGAAATTGTTACATTACCTTCTCAAGGGAGATTATACCCTGAAGATTCACCATTATCTAGTGGTGAAGTTGAGATACGATATATGACTACCAAGGATGAAGACATCCTAACTACACAGTCTTACATACAGAAAGGTGTTATGTTAGACAAACTTTTGGAATCTGTGATTGTAACCAAAGGTGTAAATGTAGATGACCTGACTGTTGGTGATAAACAA